AGCGTAAGGACTTCTAATAATATTTGGTTAGACTATAATCCTACTAATTTATTTTGGGTAGATAAAGAATTAATAGGCCAAGAGGATACAGACTTTTTAACTCTTACTTATAAAGATAATAATAGCCTACCCGAGACTATAATAAAAGAAATAGAGAAAGCTAAGATCAAAGCTAAGACCTCTACATATTGGGCTAATTGGTGGAAAGTATACGGACTAGGAGAGATAGGCAGCTTAGAGGGAGCTTGCATACCGGATTGGAAACCTATTGACAAAATACCGGAGGAGGCTAGGATCCTTTGTGGAGGACTCGATTTTGGCTATTCGGTAGATCCGAGCGTAGTTATAAATCTATATAAATGGAATGAGGCCTATATCTTTGATGAGATCCTATATAAAAAAGGAATGTTAAATAGAGATCTTAGCCACTTCATTAAACAGAACAATATTAACTATAATATATATGCAGACTCAGCCGAGCCTAAAAGTATTGCAGAGCTGAGATCTTACGGTCATAAAGTATATCCGGTAACCAAAGGCCAAAATTCAATTATATACGGCCTCAACTTAATTAACCAAAATGAGATCTACATAACTTCAAGATCTAAAAATCTAATTAGAGAATTACAGGGTTACGTATGGAGTAAAGACGCTGAGGGGAATAATACTCAAAAACCAACAGGGATCCACCCCGACTGTATTGATAGTTGTCGATATGCTTTAATGATGACTTTAGAAAATCCCAACAGAGGTAGATATATAATTAGATAAAAAAAAGTTATTAAATATTTTGTGGATAACTTAGGAATGACTATATTGAGTTGTCATTTGACACAAAACTAAAAACTAAATATATGAATAAGTATATTGATCCAACGGGAGAGCATAAAGTTAAGAAAGTAGTCTTAACGCCTTACGTTAGGAAAAGTAAAGGAGGCCGTATTGATTATGGCGTCGAACATTATAAACATTATGTTAATGATAAAAGCGAGTATTACGTTTATCATACAAGCATAACAGGATATAGCTTTAATAGTTATATTTTAGACAAACTTAGAAACGGGTTTGTTGTAGAAGTTAAACCTTTAAAAGAATGGGAGCAAGTAAGGAGCGGAGAGTTTACTGTCGTTTGTAACGACGGCTATGAGACTACCCCTTATTACGAGCCAACTCAATATTAATAACTACGGGAGGCTCCGGCCTCCCTTTTTAAACTTAGACAAATGAAAATAGATTTTACCAAATTAGAATTACAAGTTATAGATCACGCTTTAGAACTTGCTTATTTAGATAGAAAACCAAAATATCAAAAAGCAATAGCAAAAGCTCAATCTAAGATTAGTAAATTAGGTATTGAATTTAACCAAGAAATAGACTAACAATGGCTATTAAAGCAACGATAGTATTTAGAGATAGACGAGCTAAAAACGTCTATGTAAACAGAGAGTTTAACGACGAAAAGCATATTGATAATTTTATAAGTTATGCCCTTAAAAATTGGGATAATATAACAGTATTAGACGAAGTATATTATGAATAGATTTAAAGATATATTAAGAATGTTAGGAGACTTCCTATTTGTTTGTGCGGTCTTCTTTTTATTTTGGGTAGCTATGGTTATCCATTATGCCTAAAATTTATTATATTTAGGTATGCCAATAGACAAAGTACAAAATCTCAAGGATCTTGAGTATTATTCTAATATGGAATATACTACAAGCCTTGTAAGAGATTGGGTTAGATTAAAACCCGAAAACGAGCAGCTTAAAAAGTTGAGTAAATGCTTATTAGATATATCTCTTTATGTAGTCGAGATCCAAAGGGATAATCACTTTCATAAAGAGGCTATAAGCGATTATAAGTATAGTAAGAATAAGGCCTTACTAGATCTTGACGAGCTGAGAAAAAAATATGAAAAACTTAAACCGCTTTAGAATTTTTCATTAGTTTAGTTTTATTATGGTTAGTTTGGATAGAGAGTGAGGGTACTATTTTCCAAAGTGGTTTGGGTACTCTTGACTCTCTTTTTTTTATTAATAAAATATTTAATTAAAACCGTTATATAGTTATGAAAATCAAAGTAGACATTCCCGAAAGTTTAGATAATATAAAATTACGGGACTATAAACATTTTCTAAAAGTCCAAGATCAAAACAAAGACGAGAAATTTATTAAGGCTAAAATGCTAGAGATCTTCTGTGGAATGAAACTCGAAGAGGTATTAAGGTTAAAGTATAAGGACACGGAAGAAATTGTAGAGATCTTAAATAAAACGTTTGAGGCTAAGCCTCCTCTAGTAAGAAAATTTAAACTCGGGAAAATCCAATATGGATTCCACCCGTCGTTAGATGAGATGAGCTTAGGAGAGTATATTGATCTCGATACCTATATTGGGGATTGGGAAAATATAGAAAAAGCTATGAACGTTTTATATCGGCCGATCGTTGCTAGTGTAAAAGATAAATACGCTATTGACGAGTATAAAGTTGGAGACGAAGTTTATTTATTGGATATGCCTATGAGTGCGGTTACTAGCTCAATTTTTTTTTTGATAAAGCTAGGGCTAGATTTGTCGAACAATATCCAGAGCTTTTTGGAGAAGGATCAAAAGGAGATCTATCGTCAATTTCTAACTTCGGGCGAAAATGGGGTTGGTATCAATCACTTTGGACGTTATGTGGATCAGATATTACAAAACTTGAACATATCACTAAATTAAATGTTCATACTTGTTTTACTTGGTTAGCATTTACAAAAGATAAAAACGAGCTAGAGGCTCAAGAGATAAAAAAGAAATTTAAATGAGTAATCAAGGGATACGAGGTTATTATCAATTAACCAATACTTTAAAAGATAAATTACTAGAGGATCAGTCAATCAATACCGTAACTAGCGGGGATCTATCAGACGTTAATCTCGGTAAACAGGATATGTTTCCTCTAGCTCATATTATAGTAAATAGCGTAGTAGTGGGAGAGCAAACTTTAACCTTTAATGTAAGCGTCCTAGCTTGCGATATGGTTAATATGAATAAAGCTCAAACAGTCGATAGATTTACTAAAAATGATAATATGCAAGATGTTTTAAATACTCAGCTCGGAGTATTAAATAAGCTAATACAATTATTAAGAAGAGGATCCCTACATACAGATCAATATCAATTACAAGGAGATCCAACCTTAGAGCCTTTCTATGATAGGTTTGAAAATCAGTTAGCGGGTTTCTCAGCGACTATGGATATAATAATATATAATGATATAACAATATGTTAAAATGAAACCAACCGACTACCAACTTTTATTTATTAACGCAAGCTCATTTACAATCTCATTGACAAACATAGACATAGTATTAAAAATAATCTTACTTAGTGTAACTATCGGTTATACTATTCAAAAATGGTATTTATTAAATAAAAAAAATAAATGATATTAAAAGAACTAGAATTAAAAGTAAAAGAGTTTGCTAGTTATGTAGTACAACAGTCTAGATCTAACCTAACTAAAGGCGGGCAAAATGCTACGGGATCTTTAAACAAATCCATAAAGCCTAGTATAATAGTAGAGAAAGACGCTTTTATAGTTCAATTTGAAATGGAGGATTACGGTCTCTTCCAAGATCAAGGAGTTAAAGGAACTAAGTCCACGTATGCTGAAAGCTCTAATAGTCCTTTTAGATTTGGAACAGGATCCGGACGTAAAGGAGGATTAACTAGCGGGATACAAAATTGGGTTAAACTTAAAAAATTTCGTTGGAGAGATAAAAAGGGTAGATTTATGAGTTATAATAGTATAAGCTATATAATTATAAATAGTATATGGCGTAAAGGTTTAAGAGCTAGATTTTTCTTTACTACTCCTTTTGATAAAGGTATTCAAAGATTCGGAGATCAGTTCTTAAATGCTTTTATATTAGATACAGAAAAACAAATAATATTTGGAGCTAAAAAATAAACAATGGATATAATACCTTTAAGATCCCCTAGATATGAGATAGAGACTACCGCAGCAAGCGGAGAGTTATCGGCTGCTTTAGAATTAACTATTGATAGTACGTTAAGATATACAATAGTTAAAAATTGCACGGCCAATCAGACTGTCGTTTTTGAAATATCTGAGCTAGCTAGAGATTATTTACAAACTCCTCAAATGTGGAATATAGCGGGATCTCCGGCGGTTTATGCAAATTCTACACAAATAGAAATATCTAGAAGTATAAAGTTTTATAGTGCCGTTAATGCCGGAGGATCTTTAGTTAGAACTGAGACTCAGACTTATAATGGTTTTGACGGTTACGGAGAATGGACTGAGGGAGCAAATTCAGAAATACCTAAAGGAGCTACTAACGCTTTTTTATTAACTAAATTAGACGGAACTAATTACGAATTTTTTGCTCCGGCCTCAACTATTTTGCGTATAACCGCAACGGATACAAACGACGATATAACCAATATATCAAATATTACTTCCGGAACTAGCGATAGTACATATAGTTATAGATCTTCAACTCTCAACATTAAAGTTGTAGATTGTAGTAGATACACACCTACCGCCGTATATTTTGTAAATAAATTTGGAGGTATTCAACCTTTATTTTTCTTTACTAAAAAAGTAGACGTACTAAATACTAAGTCTGAAACTTTCCAAAGAAATATTATAGATACCTCTACAACTACTCCAAGTTATTTTAGACCGGCCGTAGCTACTTATCCAAGTTATCCTCATAGCATAGAGACATATAATAAAAACGGT